GCTCGCCGGCCGCGACGACGATCCGGCCGAGGACGCCGGCGAACCGGTCGCCGTCGCTGCTGGCTCCGCGGAGGGCGGTGCGGGTGTCGTCGCCCATCTGGCGGGCGGCGTCGCCGGTGGTGACGAACCGGCCCTGGAGGTCCCGCAAGCGGCCGTTGGCGTCGCGGGTGAACTGGTTGGTGGCGTTGTTCGCGACGGTAATGGCGCCGGTCAGGTCGTCGCGCAGGCTCATGGCCATGACCTGCGACTCGTTGACGAACCGGCCGCGCAGGTCCCTCAGTCGGCCTTCGGTGTCGAGCTGGAAGCCGCGCATGCGGAGCTGCGACTGGGCCAGGCCGCGGCGCATGCCGGTGTCGTCGGCCCGGATGAAGCCGACCAACTCGCCGATCGTGAGGGCGCTCGACACCGGGGCACCCCCTCACGCTGTTGAGTTAGCTGTGCAGTGCGGCCCTGACCTGGTCCGGGTCATCGACGATCGAGATGAAGTCGCCCGCGACCTTGCGGAAGACGGCGTCCGGGGAGAGGCCGCGCAGCAGGGTGTAGAAGCGGCGGCGGCCTAGGTGCGCGATGTCTTGCGGGCCGTAGCCGTACTCGCGCTGGAAGTCCGCTTCGATCGCCCACCACCAGCGGCGGACTGCGATCTCCGTGCGGCTCGGTTCGGCCCCTTCGGGGCGAGCTGTTTTCCCGCGCCCGCACCCTGCTGCACGAGGTCGTACGCCTCTTGGAAGGTCAGCTCCCGGCCGGAGGCGTGGGCCAGGCCCCACGTGATGATGACCTGGAACTCCCGCAGCCCCATCCCGGCCTGGAGCCACTGGTCGAGGACGTCGGCGCCGAAGAGCAGGCCGAGCAGCTCCTGAATGTCCTCCAGGCTGCCGGAGTTCTGGAGTTCCTCGACGCGCTGCTCGACGATGAGCGGCATGTCGGTGGGGACCTGCACCTCGACGCCGCGGATGACCTCGGTGCGGCCACGCGAGACTTCGGCCCAGAAGTCGTCGAAGGACTGGTCGGCGGTGGTCTTGCGGGCGGTCACGAGATGGCCGCCGTGGTCTCCGCACCGGAGCGGGTGATCGTGACCGCCCAGGTGACCTTGTCGTTGTTGCCGCCGCCCTCCTCGCCGAGTTGGAACGTCGCCTTCGTCCACACTGCCCAGGTCGAGTCCCCGGGGGCGGCGAAGCGGAAGCCGACGAGGGAGTCCACGCCGAGCCGGGCGGCCTGTGCCTCGGCAAGCAGCATGGCCGGGTCGAGAGCACCGGTGACCGGGTCCTTCAGGCGGAAGCCCTGGAGACCCATGGTCTTGCCCTCCTGCATGTTCTGGGTCTCCGCGCGCCCGTTGCTGCCGAACACCGTGGTGTCCGCGGCCTCGTACGCGTGCCCCTTCGTGAACGTGTTGATGCCGCCCTCACCGCTGCCACCCGCGGCGGTGCGGAACTCCACCCAGGTCCCCGGGTTGTTGAAGTCCTCGATCTGGAAGCGGACGTCTCGGGCGTTGTACTTGATCGCGGGCATAGCTCCTCCGGGGCATGACGAAAGCCCGCAGCGAGGAGCAGCGGGCCGGAAAGTGGGGTGGGGGTCAGCCGCGGTGGGCTGAGATCGTCCGGTGCTCAGCCCGGAAGTTGACGACGTACTCCATGCGGCCGTTCTGGTCCTTGCCGATCGCCGTCGGGCCGCCCTGGAGCGCCACGCACAGGATCAGCAGCGTCCCGTCCGGCAGCGTGACCGGGCCGAGGCCGTGCAGCTCGCCGTAGATCGCCGCACACCGGGTACGGGCGGCCGTGGGATCCGTGTCGCGGGTGCGGACCTGGATCCGGGGCTCGTCGTACGGCAGCAGCGAATCCGGCTCCACACCAGCCTGGTAGCTGGTGATGGCGACCGCCCTGTCCGGGCCGGAGGGCATGTCGTCGAGGAAGCAGTCCCCGGTGGGGCCTGCGGGGTCGTAGGTGACAAGGCTCTTGGCGTCGAGGTGGCGGGCAATGCCGTCGAGGAAGTCAGCCACGGAAGAACCTCCGGAGGTTGACCTGCATGAGCCGCAGGACGACGTCCCGCTCCCGGTTCATCGGGATCTCCAAGTACTTCGCGGAGCGGCCGGGCAGGTGGCGCCACGTCAGTTCTTCGTGCTGGCGGCGGGCGTAGACGGTGTCGTACGAGATCGCGCCGTCCAGTCCGTTGATGACCACCTTCCCGGACCGCCGCAGGGTGCCCTCCTCCAGAGGCACGATCTTCTGCGACTCCCCGAGGACGTGCTCCAGGCCGCGTTCGAGGCCCTCGGAGGCCATCCTGCGCCCGCGCGTGGTCCACAGCCGCTGCGCATTGCCGGGGGTGAAACGGGTGTACATCACTGGAGACTCACCTCCAGATGCTCCGGGAGCGGTAGCTTCCCGCCCTTGTGGCGGGCCTGCACGAGCACGGTGGTGACCCGGCCGTCCGGCAGCGTCACCCTGGACTCCGGGACGGCGTCGACCGCGTCCAGACGGCAGTAGAACGTGGCCGAGGAGACCACCTCCGTGCCGTCCTTCGCGCGGACCATGCGGTTCTTCTCCTCCAGGAAGCACCGCACCGACACCGGAGCCCCGAACCGCGGGCCCCGGGACCCCGACGGGCCGCCGTACGGCTCGACGGTCACCTCGTGCTGGAGCCACATCTTCGGCAGCTTCACGAGGTCACCATCCCCAGCACGAAGATGTCCGGCGTCAGGTCGTCCGACCGGAGGGCGTCCCAGGCTTTCGGGGCGACCTCCCGCGCGGCCGAAGCGGAACCGGACGTGGCGGTCACCGACCGGGACAGCTGCGCGGAGCCGAGCTTCACCGTGCCCCAGCTGACTGCGGAGGCCCCGGTGGAGTCGCCGATCTCGTCCCACCACTCCACCTGGGCACAGGCGGCGTCCGAGAACGCTTCCAGCACCGCCGTGTTGGAGGGGTAGCCGTCCTCGTCGACCTCGTACCAGCAGAGGCGGAACACCTCGGCAGCGAGCATCCGCGAGGCGTCCCGCAGCAGCTTGTCGATGTCCGAGGGCGGGGTCTGCCCGGTGTACGCCGTGTACTCCGCCGACGTCGCGTAGATCCGTGTGGCCACCGGGCACCCCCCTACGCGCTCGCGCCGATGATGATGACGTCGTACGTCACCGACGTGCTGCCCGCGCTGTTCGTCAGCGTCAGCAGGTCCCCGGTGCCTGCGGTGACGGCGACGCCGGTCGCGTCCGGCGCCACCCACAGGAACAGGCCGCCCGGCCGGACCGAGAGGCCGTCCCCGGCAGCGAGGAACAGCGGGACACCGTTGCTCGCCGGGCGGGTGACCTGCACGCTGTTCGTGTTCCCGGCCGCCGCCTTCACCAGCACGGCCTTGATCCGGGCGAACGTCAGCGCGGCCCCGAGCGGGTCGGAGAGGACGCCGGCCAGGTCGAGATCCTCCGTCGCGGACGCGGCGAGCGTCCGAGTGTCGGCGAAGATCTTGTCTGCCTGGTTCGCGCCCACGCCCGACGCCAGGTCGGTGATCGACTCGTAGGCGAGCGGCGCGCGCGAGGTGACGAGGTCCAGCGCCGACGAGAGCGTGCTCGTCAGGCTGAGCCGCATGTTCGTGCTCAGTGCCATCGTTCAACCCCCGATCAGGTCGCGACCACGTACGGCACGAACTGCTTCGCCGTCGGAGTCGCGATCGTGGCCGGCGCCGTCGTCGTCAGCGCCGAGCCGGAGGACTGGGACAGGTTCCGCTCGCCCGTGACGATGGCCGGTGCGGCGACCGAGCCGAGGAGCGTGGGGGGCGTGGTGGCCTTGACCATGATCGCGGCGTAGTAGATGCCGGTCTTCGGCACCGTGTAGGCCGAGGCGAGGGCCTTGGTCATGGTCGTATTGGCGGCCCACGCGGTCGTGAGCTGGTCGGCGGTCTGTGCGAGGAGCGCCGGGGTGGCGGCGTCGCTGTAGAGCGCGAACCACCAGTTGGTGGGGGTGTCCGCCGCCGTCGCACCTGACCGGAAGCTGAGGTTGGTGACGACGTCCCCGGCCTGAAGGTGGATCGGCACGGAGGTCATGACCTGCGTGACGAGCGCGACCTGTCCGGTGTCGCTGGCCGAGTCGTACAGGCCGGTGCGGGGGAGGTTGCGGCGGAAGAACGTGTCCGCACCGGAGGGGTCGGAGAGGTTGTACGGCGCGAGGGCGTCGCGCACGTTGCGGGTGTAGGCGCCGAGCTGCGTCACCGCTCAGCCCTCCTTCGAGGTCGAGGCGGCCTTGCGGCTGCGGGACGGGGTCTCGTCGATCTCCTCGACGCCATAGCCCTGCGCGCGGAAGTACGCGAGGGCCCGGGACGTCGGGTCCTGCCGGTCGTCCTCGGGCGCCTCCAGCTCGGCGACGCCCTTGGTGAAGTTCACGCCGACGGAGACGCCAGTGAAGTCACTCACCGGGGCGGTGATACGGAACTTGCTCATGGTCATCAGTCCTCTCAGACCACGTCGATGGCGCGGAGGACGCCGGCGGCCTTGGTGTTCTTGACGACCAGCGCGGCCGGCCCCATCTCGATCTCGCCGGTCTTGACGGCCCCGGCCGTGGAGAAGTCGGGGAGCCAGGTCTGGACGAGCGGGTTGCCCGCGGCCGACGCGGCGTGGACGGAGTCGAGGCCGAAGGTGACGGCGTACAGGTCCGTCGCGGAGGACGAGACCGGGATGATCGGGGAGGCGCCGTCGGCACGGTCGCCGAGGTCGACGAGGACCCAGTCGCCGTACCGCATGATGTGTCGGCCGAGGTCGTCCTTGGTCTCGGTGTAGATGCCTGCCCACCGGGCCAGCGCCTTGAAGCGGGTGATGCTCTTGGTGTTGCCGAGGATCGCCTTCACCCCTGCGGGCAGCGCCCCCGGCGCGCCCTGGTCGCCGCCGCCGGTGTGGGACGGGACGATGCTCGACAGCCACTCGTCGACCTCGTCCAGGCGGGCCATGGCCAGCGCCTGGGTGATGACCGTGGCCGCCGTCCAGTCCGCCACGACGGCGGTCTTCTCCGTCGACGTGCCGGTGAGGATCTTCGACAGGCCGTCGAAGCCGTTCGCGTCGACCGCCGTGTCACCCAGGATCAGCTCCTGAGCGAACCGCGTACGGATCGCTGTGAGCAGCTGCTGCATCTGGAAGGTGACCTCGTTGGTCTGCGCCTGGCCGAGGTTGCGGAGCACGCGGTCGACGGAGAACGAGCCACCCATCGGCTTGAGGTCCACCGTGGACCGGGCGCGGGTCGCCTGGCCGGGCACGTACTCGGAGTTGATCGCGCGGAACGCGGCCGGGGCGGCGGAGGTGAGCCGCGTGTAGCCGTAGGTGAGGCTGCCGCCGGCAGTGCCGGGGGTGACCGTGTCGTCGAAGACGATCTGGTCGAGGAGCCAGGAGTAGCGGCGGAGGTTGTCGATGACGGCGTAGTCGACGTCCGCCTGGGTGTTGACCGCCGCCTGGGCGAGGGTGATGGGCATGGGTGCTCCTTGGGGTTAGCCGCCGAGGCCGGCGGCTACGGCTTGACCGAGGGAGGTGGGGCGTCCTGTGGTCCCGGGTCCACCGGGGAAGTCGCCCCCGCCCCGCCGCGGTACGCCTGGCACCATGCGGAGCTGCTGGTTGGCCTCGACGGCGGCCTTGATGGCGTCGTCGAGCTTGGTGGGGAAGTCGGCGGCGGTCGGGTCCAGCCCGGCCACGGACTCCATGAACGCGCGGCTGTCGAGCAGCGCGGTCGCGTTGGCTTCGTGCTTGGGTGCCGCCTTGTACGCGGCGAGTTCGACGGTCAGGGACCGCACAGTGCCTTCGAGGCCGCCGATGCGGGTGTCCTTGTCGCCGAGTTCGGCGGCGAGCTTGGCCGGGTCGGGGGTCTCGTCCGGCTTGAGGAGCCCGAGTTCCTTGAGCAGCTGCTCGCGGGCCTCCTTCGCGGCGTTCTCCTTCGCCGTAGTGCGTTCCTTCCCGGCCTCGGCGCGCGCTTCGCGGATGACCTTCGCGACGGGCTCGGGCAGTGATTCGACCTTGCCGTCCCACTGGAACGACGCCCACGGGTCAGCCGGAGGCGCAGGCGGGGCCGCAGGAGCGGGAGGTGTCGGCGTCGGAGGGCTAGCGGGCGGGGCGGGCGGCTGGTTGCCACCGGATCCGCCGCCGCCCTCGCCGCTGCCACCCGCGATGGCGTAGATCGGGGACCCGTTGCGGCGCCGGCCAAGGACCGTTCCCGCCGCGTGCGTCGCGAGCGGGTGATGGAAAGGGGTGCTGCGCATGTGCCCTCCAGGGGCGCATCGGGGCCCGCGCCTGGCGGGCCGTTGGGTCAGCGCGCGGAGCCGATCTGCTCGCGCGCCGGTTTGCGGCGAAGGTCGGGGTGGGCGGCGACGTGCTCGCGCTGCGCGGCCTGCCACTTGCGCACGTACTCGCCTGCCCGGCGCCGGGCCACGTCGTCCATCGCGGCGGCCTGCTTCCGCTTCCACGCCCGGATGTGCCGCTCGATCTCCCGCTGCCGCTGCGTGTCCTCGTACGTCGTGCCCGGCGTCGGATGCTGCGGGGGCCGGGTCGTCACGCCCGGCAGGTACGCAGCCAGGGAGTGCCGGCAGTTCGGATGGAACAACCCGGCCGCGCGGGCCTCGACGAGGCTCCCGGCCACGTGCACCGCGACCGTCCGCGTGGGCGCGAACAGGCCGGACGGCTGGATCGTGTGCTCGGCGCGGATCGTGTGCGGTCCGGACTGCCCGGACAGCGTGAGGATCTCGCCCTCCCACCGCGCGCACAGCGGGCACTCCAGCGGAGCGTCCGAGACGATGACCAACCCGACGTCGATCTCTGCGAGGGCGTCGATGTGGCCCTCGATCGCCGCGCGGGCGGTGACGGAGCGGACGGCCATCTCGGCGTACGAGGCCAGCTCCCATGACCGGCCGGACCGGTCGACGAAGCCCGTCACGCCGCGCTGCGCGAACTGGTCAAGGGCCCGCTGGCTGGCCTGCCGTCGGGTGACGGTGCCGAGGAGCGGCCCGGACGCGACCCGGGTGACGATGCTGCGGTACGTGTCGACCACCGCGCGCGTGATGCGTACGTACAGCGGCCGGGTGTCGGCAGCGTACGAGGCGGCGAGCCGGTCCACCGACGGTGCGTTCGGCAGGACACGCTGAGCGTGGAGTTCCCGGCCGACGTCGAGCGCGCCCAGCTCGGCGACGGCCGCCTGACGGCCCCGCCCGTACGCCGTGGCCAGAGCAGCAGCCACCGCGCCGTTCGCGTCCTGCTGGAGCGCCTCGGTGATCTCCTCTACGGCCTGCCGTAGATCACCGATTGAGCGCGCCTTGATCTCCGCCCACAGTGGGGAGTCGAGGTCAGCGGCGAGGGCCTTGCGCATCCGCTCGATGACGGACAGCTCGGCGTCCTCGTACAGGACAGTGATCGCCGCAGCGAGGTCCTCGGCCATCGCTGGGGATACCGGCATGACGGCCTCCCGCTACTCCTCGTCCGGACCGGATCCGGGCGGCGACCCGGGTCGTCCGGGCTGTCCGGGCAGGCCTTCCGCGCCGGTCTGCGTGGGGTCGGAGACGAGCGCTCCGGTCTCCTTCAGGATCCGGTCCGTCTCCTCCTTGACCTGCTGGTCTTCCCAGTCCGGATGCGCGATCCGGACCCTCGTCTCAGCGCTCGCGGCCTGCGCGCGGAAGAGGAGTTCCACGGTCTCAGCGACGCTCTTGGGGTCCTCGGACACCGAGTCGCCGAACTCGATCCTCGGCCGTTCAGCCTCGACGGTGGACAGGCCGAGGAACCGGTCGAGGAGGAGGAGCACCTCGCCCATCTGCGACAGCTCCGGCCCCCAGTAGCGGCCCTTGCGGTCGCGGGTGATCATCGACCGGCGCTCGCGGGCCACGACCTCCGTCGCGGTGACCGCGGTGGCGTCGCCGAGGCCGAAGCTCTGCGCGCTGTACCCGGCGGACTGCACAGCCTGGCGGGTGAGCGCAGTCCAGGTCTGCTCGTGCTCCTGCACGCGGATGGCGAACTGGTTCAGCGTCAGGCCCTCGCCCGAGGTGGGGGAGGCGTTGATGCCGGTCCAGACGTCACGGTCGTCGTCGAACGAGGCGCCCTTGCCGGGGCCTTCGCTCTGGAGCATGCCGTTGGGGACGATGATCCGGCTCTTGGCGAGGCGGATGTCCCGCATCCACGACGTGTACGTCTCGTCGAGGCTCATGAACAGGTCGCGGATGCCGTCAGACTGCCAGTCCGACCGGCCGAGCATAGAGCTGCGGTACTTCCGGTTCGGCCGCATGTTCGGCACGTAGACGGCGGTCAGAGGCTTGAGGCCGGTCTCGATGCTGTCGCCCTCGACACCCAGTGAGCTGACCAGGTCGGCGGTCGCCTCGTGCTCGGTGAGCGGCACTCTCATGCCGAGGTTGTCGAGGGTGCCCTCGTACAGGCCGTGCGACACCTTCCCCGACTCGTGCAGCTCCAGGTGCCGGCGGACCTCGTTGCCGTGGCGCTCCACCTCCCGCCAGATCAGCAGGCTCGTCATGATGCCCATCGACCAGGTGGGGATCGCCCCGTCGGCGTGGGCCGCGGTGAGGAGGGGGCGCTGCGCGAGGTCGGTGTTCCAGGTTGCGCGCAGGCACACCCCGCCGAGCGCGGCCGACAGTTCGGCGGCCTCCAGCAGCGTGTTCGCGGCGCCGCCCTCGTCGAGGATCTCGTCCAGGCGGGTCTGGGTGTCCTTGTTGTCGACGGTGAACGTCGGCGGCTCGCTGAACAGCAAGTCTGCGGAGGTGGAGGCGATGTCCGCAGCGAGGGGGACGTGCAGGCGCCCGTCGCGCATCCCGGTCGGGCGGGGCCGCTCCCAGAACCGCCACGGCCGGCCGCGCTCATCGCGGACCTGGCCGCTGGACGACCCGTACTCCTGGAGGGCGTAGACCTGGCGGAGCCGGTTCTTGTCGCCGGAGTACCAGGCGTCATCAACGCGCATGTCCAGCAGCTGCGGGGCAAGTTCGCGGGGCGGCCAGGTCGTGTTGTTCTCAGGCAGCGGCACCAGGTACCCCCTTGCCGGTCAGCAGGCGCCAGCGCACCCATAGGCGCGCGCGGCGGGTGAGTCGTGCGGAGACGGTCATCGCGAGGCCGCCGCCAGGGTCGCGGTGGGGTCCGGCGGCGTACGCCCTGACGCCGGTCCAGCGCGGGAACGGGGGCACAGGGCCGAGGTGAACCGTCATGCTGCCGCTGCCTCCCAGTCGATGAGTCCGCGCCACTCGTGCGCGATGGAGTGGACGGCGTAGCGGAGCGCATCCGCGCTGTGGTCGTCGATCTTCATGGGCTTGTCCTCGCCGCGCTCGGCGGCCTTCTCGTCCCAGGCGTAGCCGGGGAGTTCGCCGAGGAGGCCGTTGCAGGAGCGGTGGATGCGGAGCAGGCCGGAGCCGAGGGCGACGCCGACTGAGCGGATGCCGTCGAGGACGTCGTTGATGGCCGGTGAGACGTTCGGGACGCGCTCCGTCCACAGCTGGGTCATGAAGCTCGCGGCCGACGGGTCCACGAAGATCCATTCGGGCTGCACGCCGCGCGCCGCGCCGATCTCACCCGGCCGGCGGACGTTCGCCAGCCAGGATCGGACGTCGGCGGAGTACTGGGCATCGGTCTGCTGCCGGAACGCTGTCGCGGAGTCGTACCGGTACTCGGAGACGGCGTAGAGGTGCTGATCCTCGCCCATGCCGAGGAGCACGGCCGCGAACGGGTTGACGGTGCCGTAGTCGACGCCGACGGCGAGCCACCGGCGCATGTACGGCAGGAGATCGACGACGTTGCGGTCCTCGTCGAACATGTCGTAGACCGCGCCCTGGGCGAGGCACCACTCGCCGAGGATGAACCGGCGGTACCAGAGGCCGACGTACTGCCGCTTCAGGCGGGCGACGAACCCGGGGTCCAAGCTGGGGTTGTCGTCGAGGGTGAAGTGCCAGTTGACGAGCCCGACTTCGCTGGCCTTGAGGAGGAAGTCCTTGCGGAGCCAGTGGAACGGGCCGTCCGGGTTCGTGGTGGCCAGGAGCCGAGACTTGTCCCCGACCCGGAGCCGGGACAGCAGCATCATCCAGAAGGAGTGCGGCAGCAGCGTCGCCTCGTCCACGTACGCCAGGGCGATGGTGGCGCCTCGGATGCGGCCCTCTGCGCGCGCATCGGAGGCGCCGACTAGGTGCACCGTGCGGCCGAGGATGACCGCGGTGGTGGAGCCGGTCGTGTGCCGGACGTGCGCGGCGAACGGACCGAACAGGTGGACGCTCTGAAGCGGGTCGATGATGTTCCGCTCGATGGTCTGCAAGGTCCGGCCGACGATGACGACCAGGCCGTGATCCGGCGCAGCGACCAGCGCGACCAGGAACGCGATCAGCGAGGCGATGGTCTTCCCGGAGGAGACCGCGCCGGACCACAGGGCTATCGGGGTGTGCTGCGCCTCGACGATGCTGCGGATCTGCTTCGGGGAGAGTGGGAGGGCGAGGTCACGGAGCATCACCGGCCCCCTCGTCTTCGGTCGCCTGTTCCGCCTCCTGCTGCTGCGCGCGGTGGATGGCGGTCAGGCCGGTGATGAGCTGCCCGACCATCGAGCGGGCGTCGTTGGCGCCGCCCTCGTCGTTCGGCGGGACGAGCTTCAGCGACTTCTCCAAGGCGATGCCGGCCGCGGTCATCAGCGCCTTCTTGTCGATGGCGGGTGGCTCGTCGACGGCCTTGTCCCGGTAGGTGTTGTCCTTGCCGCCGAAGTTGTAGATCGTCGCGGGCTCCCACATCTGCTGTGTGAGCCGGAGTGCGTCGAGGTGGAGGTCGACGGCGGTGTCAGCGCGGAGCGCTGCGAGCTGGGCGATGCGGGCGCGGGTGGCGTCTTCGGTCATCGACGTGTCGAAGATGAGGCCTTCCTCGGCGCAGATGAGGGAGACGGTGCGCTGGGCGCGGCCGGTGCGGCGGGCGATCTCGTTGCGGCCCTTGCCTGCGGCGTGGAGGCGGATGATCTCGGCGCGTTCGTCGTCGGTGACGGGGGTGTAGTCGCGGCGTAGGCGCACGGCGGTCACCTCCCCAGGCATGCAGAAGGCCCGACCGCACGGGGGTGACGGTCGGGCCCGGTCTGGGGTGCTACTGCGGCGGCCCTGGGGGCTGCTGCGGGTAGCCGTAGGGCGGTGTCGCGCCGGGCGGGGGCCCGTACTGCGGCGGGGGCTGCTGGCCGTACGGCTGGGGCGGGTAGCCCTGCTGCGGGTGCCCGTACGGCTGCTGCTGCGGGCCGCCGTAGGTCGTGGTGACGTGCTTGCGGCCCATCATGGCTGCGATCGGCCAGCCGGTGATCGCCCAGAGTCCGCACGTGAGGATCGTCAGGACAATGTGGAGGCCGTGGTTCGCCCCGCGCTTGTGGACGATGCGTTGTGGCTGTGGATGCATGCTCTTCCCCCAGGGTGGTGTGGGGGGAATCGTGGCATGCGGCGCGCTGGGTGTGGAGGGGAAAGCACAGAGTCCCCGGGACCCTGGGGGGTTTGTCGGGGACTCTGTGGGCTGTTGGGTCCAGGCACGCCGGACGTGGGGCCATCAAAACAGTTGTTCACCCAGTTTTGCAACCACCGGGGTCGAGCCTGCCTTGGCGGAACGCTTTGGAACCCTCGGCTTGTACTGCGCCTGCACGCGCCTGATGTGCTGAAGCAGCGGCGGCGCGGGGTAGAAGTGCTCGCCCTCGGCGCGGAAGCGGGCGAACTCGCGGTGCCGCTTTGCCTCCAGGTCGTAGCTGCCCGGTTCGGCGGCCAGCAGCTTGTCCGGCTTGAGCCTGCGCACGCGGGTGTAGAGCTGTCCCGTGGTGCCGATCTTGATGAGGTTGCCGAAGCGCATGTAGTAGACGACCTCGTGCCACAGCCCCTCAGCCGCATCCTGCGGGACGGCGGTGGGCTGTCCGGCGGAGTGGTACAGCCTGCCCAGCTTGATGGCTATCTGGACACTCTCGGCGGTGGGCTCAACCCCGGCGGTACTCATGTCCACGAGCACCCTGGCGATGTCCCCGAAGGCCGGGTCGTCGGTGTCCAGCAGCTTCGCCAGTTCGGGAAGAGGGGTCTCTTCCTCGTGGTCGTGGAACGGGCTGTTACACCAGCCCAGCAGGGCACAGTTATCCTCTTGCACGTCGGCACTCCTCGAAAGCGTCGGCCATGCCCCGGGGGTGTTAGCGCACCCGCCGGGGTCTGTGTTTGGTTGTGCCCCAATTCTCCCACGGGCGACTGACATTGAGGCTGTGGATCACGGTTCCTTCACCCCGCTCGCGAGGTGGACGTGGGTGTGGTTGGGGCGGTCGGGTAGGGCGTAGCCGTAGATCAACATCCCCTTCTGGGTTTCGGAAGGGGTGACGCTGACAAGCTCTTGACCTGCGCATTCGCTACACGAGGGGCGCCCCTCCTCCGGTGGGGGAGTGGCGGACGAATCGGACATGCGGCGGCGCGCCGACCGCCACACCACCAGGGCCCCGACCACCCACAGCGAGAGCACCCCGGCCTCCGGCGAGACGGCGAACACGACCGCGGTCGCCCCACCCCCAAGGGCCAGCAACACGCACCCGCCGGCCGCCCGGGACGGCTCCTCCTCGACGGCCATCACATCGCCCCGTACAGGCCGTTGCCGAGCCAGTTCACGGCCTGCGCGAGCGGCACCGCAGCGAACCCAGCCACCCCGGCCGACGTGCCGAGGCAGATCCCGCACCAGGCGCCGCGCGCGATGTCGCTGCCGTGCCGCGACTTCTTCGCCGCGGCCACCATGCAGATCGTGAGGATGAGCACCAGGCCGCCGCCGGCCTGGGTGAGCGGCAGGTAAGGGGCGGGGCCGGCGGTCTGCCCGGCCTGCCCCCCAACGCCCCAGACGAGGGCGGCGTCGCCGAGCCAGTTGGAGATCCACAGGGCCGTGTCGGCGGCCCAGCCGATCAGCCCGCCGACACCCAGGACGGCGAGGCAGCCGTACGCCCAGGACAGCAGGAACGGGGCGAGCGCGGAGGCGTGGCGGACGGGGTCCTTGGTGAGGGCTTTGCGGCCGGGGAACCAGGTGGTGAGGTACCAGCCGAGGATGCAGAGTCCGACGGTGACACCGCCGAAGGTCACGTAGGTCACGGTGGGTCCTATCGGACGAGGGCCGCAGCGAGTGCGGCGAGGCTGACGACGAGTGCGGTGGTGCAGCCGACGGGTGCGAGGTAGAGGCTGCGGCTGCGCGGGGGTGCGATCGCGCACAGGCCGAATGCAGCGGCGAGTGCGAGGGTCGGGAAGGCGATGCGGGCGAGGGCCATCACGCACTCCTCGGCAGCTGCGCTTGGATGCGCTGGGCGCGCTTCTGGCCGATGCGCAGCTCCTCTTGCAGTCGGCGGAGGGATGCGGGGCGTCCGGTGTCGGCGAGTGCGGATGCATTCACGGCGCGGGCGGCTGCAAGGAGGGCTGCATCCGAGTCGGCGGTGGGGAGTTCGGCGACTGCGCTCGGGGTCTGAGCTGGGCGGGATGCGGGTGCGCAGAGTTCGGGGTGCGGCGGTTGCATGGGGGCGAGGTCGAGGACGAGGGTGCGCGCGGGGTGCGGTTCGGCGACCTCGACGGCCTGTTCGGCTGCACGCTCGAAGTCCTCGGATGCGTCCGGCTGCGGGGGCGCGGATGCGGCCTGGACTCGGTGGAGTGCGTCGTGGACCTGCCGCATGAGTGCACCGAATGCGATGAGTGCGGCCGAGGGGGGTACGGCTGCGACGACGTACTCCATGGGTTGCGCGCCGTTGCCGACGCCGAAGACGTTGAGTGCGATGGAGCCGAGGGATCCGACTGCGGCGAGTACGTAGGCCCACCAGTCGACTGCACCGCGGAGGCTTGCGCGGAGGACGAGGAGTTCGCCGGCGACGATGAAGAGGTCGACGGTTGCGGGCCAGGCCCAGGCGCGGGCGCCGTCGAGGCCGTTGGTGCTGGCGATGTCGTGGAGGTGTTCGTACGACAGCCAGAATGCGGCGCCGGTGAGGGCGATGGTGACGATGGCGGCGCCGGCGGCGAGTGCGGTGGTGGGGTTCTTCACGGTGGGTGCTCCGGGAGCAGGGCCGCGCCCGAGCGGGGGGATGGTCGCTCGGGCGCGGCGGTCGGTGGGGTTATCGGGCGGGGCGGTACCAGCGGCCTCGTCGGTCCTGGGCGCGGTCCTTGTCCTCCCATGCCTGGGAGGCGCGGTCGGCGTCGCGGGCGCCGCTGGTCTTAGCGCGGCGGAAGCGGTCGGCGCGCCCGGTGACGGCGATGGCGGCGGCGGGGTAGGTGCGCTTCGTCTCCGCTGCTCGGCGGAAGAGGCCCATCAGCTGCGCCTGGCGATCTGCTGGTCCATGCGGCGGCGGACGTCGGCGCCGGCCGCGTAGTCCTGCTGGCAGGCCTGGACGGTGGCGGGCTGCCGGAAGATCGGGTTCTCGCGCAGGGGCGCGGGGCTGGGCTCGGGGGTGGGCTGATCGGTAGCGTGTCCCATCAGGACCTGCTCCTTCGTCGAGTTGTGGGTAGGTCCGCCCTCGGCCCGGGATCGCCAAATCAACGGGTCGGGGGCTTTGTGCATGGACAGTCCGTGGGCTGCCTTGCTTCACCGTAGGGGGTCCCCCTACTGTGTTGCAAGTGGCCCGCCGAAGGAGAGGGGCCCTGTGAGCGAGGAGGCGCAGCGGGTGTTCGACGCGATCGACGCACTCGGGCAGATCGCTGACCCGTCCGAGCGGGCGCGTGAGGTCGGTGTGGTGCTGAAGAACCTGCCGGAGCGGAACAAGGCGTTGAAGGAGCTGAGGCAGGTGGCCGTGCTGGAGTTGCTGGGCCGGGAGGGTGCGACGTACCGGTCGGTGGCCGATGAGCTTGGGGTGCACTTCACGACGGTGCAGGCGATCGTGAAGGGGCATTCGTCGTCGGGGACGGTGCGGCCGAAGCGGAAGGCGGAGGGCACCGAGGCGTAGCCGCGCGCAGAGAAGCCCCACCCGGGACGGCCTGGGTGGGGCTTCGTCGTGTTCAGGCGACGGCGGCCTGTCCGGTCCAGACGTGCCCGCATGCGCTGCAGCGGGCGACCGGTGCCGCGCCGGCGCCGCCGTGGAGGGTGAGTCGACCGCCGCAGGTCGGGCAGGGTCGGGCGAGGGTGGCCTTCTGCTCGCCGACGTCGAGGGCCTGCTCGACGCGCAGGGCGCAGTGACGGGCGACGCTCGCGATGTGGTCGAGCTGGGGGCCGGTGAGCGGGCGGAACGGGCCGGGCGCGCCTTGGACTCGGCCGAGGAGCCAGAGCGCGGTGTACGGGGCGTCGGGTCGGGCGCTCGCCCAGGACCAGCGGCGGGGGTCACGCCGCTCCTGCATCACCAGCAGCTCGCGGCGCGCCCGGTCGGCCTTCGGGTAGCCGTCGGGCAGCAGGCCCATGACGGGGCGCTGGACGCTGCTGGCGGTCTGGTCGGCGCAGTCGCCGAGGGCGGCTCGGACGATGCGCATCGTCTCGTGGATGTGCAGCCGGATCGGGATCGGGCGCTCGCCGATCTGCGCAGGGTCGCGCTCGTCACCGACCGGGTGCGCGTGGCCCGGGTCTACGTCGCCGCAGTGGGTGCAGCGGTAGCCGATGGTCCGGCCGTCGGGGGCGCGGAGGGTGGCGAGCTGCTGGGTGTGCGTCTCGTCGTGCTCGTCGTCGGCCTGGTCGAGGGCGCGGAGGTGGTCGTTCATGCGGCCGGCGGGGGGCCAGGTGGGTGCGGACCTGCCGCCGAGGGCGTCTTGGAGGTCGGGCCAGTGGCGGATGGTGAGGGTCAGGTGCTCGGCGGTGGTGCGCATCGGGGGCTCCTGCGGTGGGTTGTACGGTGATGTGCACCAGGGGGCGCGCCGGTCCGGCCAGACATCAGGCGCGCCCCTGCCGTGTGTTCAGGGCTGTGGATCTGGCTTGAGTGCGTCGGCGACGGCGAGGAGCGCGGACGCGATAGCCAGGTTGGAGCGGACGGTGAGGGCGCCGACGGCGGTTGGTCCGTCGAGGTCTCGGGCGCGGCCGTCGGGGAGTGCTTCGATGCCGTGGAGGCTCTGTGCGGTCTCGTTGATCACGTGCATGGCGTGGTCGTACGGGGTGCGGGCGACTTGGGTGGGCATGGTCAGCGCCTCCTCGACGGCGGCCCGTACGGGGACTGCCAGGCGGGCCGGTCGGCGGCCTTGACGGGTTTGCCGTCCTCGTCGATCAGCCCGGCCTCGCGGAGTTGGCGACCGAGCTGATTGAAGGCTTCGACGATGGCCTGGAACGCGGGGATCGCGACCGCAGCAATGCGGGCCATGGCGCCATGGAACTCCGCGGTCTGGCGGGCGAGGGCTTCGCGCTGCTCGTCGGTGAGCTGGGGCAGGGTGATCGCGTCGTGGACGCAGACGGCCCCTTCGGGCTTGTCGCAGCAGGCCATGGGTCAGCCCTCCTTGGGCTTGTCGAGGGCGGCGTGCAGCTCGGCCAGGCGCCTGTCCCACCAGCGGCTGAGGGGCGTGCCGAGCGGCGGCGGCCCGGCCTTCACCCACTGCTCGTACAAGGCGTCGGCGGCCTCGGCGCGCTGCTTCTCCTCCCGCCACTGCCGGTTGCGGAGGCGGATCTGCGCCCACAGGTTCTGGATCTGCGTGGGGTCGGCGCCGTTGGCTCGCAGGCCCGCGCGAAGGACGCGCAGTTCGGTCTCGGCGATGTCGGCGCGGAGTCGCTGGTTCTTGGCGGCCTTCTCGGCCTTCTCGGCCCGCTTCCCGATGAGGACGGTGAGCCGGGAGGCTGCGGCAACCGAGTCGTCGGCCTCCTTCTCAGCGTTGGCCACCCGGTCGTAGAGGGCGTCGAGTTGGTCGCTGTTGATCGTGTCGACGGTCAGGCGGTCGCTCATGCGTCGTGGTCCTTCGTGGTGTCGGGGTCGAACGGGGCGGTGAGCTGGTCGAGGTGGGCGGACCATTCGCCGAGCAGCTGCTCATCAGCGGCGGAGAGCGCGGTCTCGTCCTGGGCGGCGGTGGCGCCGATGACGACCACGCGGACGCGGGCGGTGAGGTGGCCCCAGCACCAGCCGACGGCGAGGAGCAGCACGGCACCGAGGAGCGGCCCGGCAGCGATAGCAACGCCGAAGACGCGAGCAGCAGTCACTCGGTCCACCGCCTGACAGGAATCCCCGCCCGCTCGGCGAGCCCGGCGCAGTGCGAGGCGCCACGGCTGTCGTCCTTGATGAACGCCAGGCAGACGTCCGCGCCGGCCTCGACCATCCGCTTGTTGCGGCGAGGCCCGGCGACGCGGCCGTACTTCCACCAGGCGGCCGGGTGCGCCTCGACGATGACGCCGTGCTTGACGGCCCAGTCGTAGGCGATGAGGTCGGCTCCGGTGGGGCAGGCGCCGAGGACGACGGTGAGTGAGTCGTCCTCGGGGTGGTTGGCTGCGATGTCCTGGAGGGCGCGGTGGATGGTGGTCTGGTCGGTCCAGTTGCGGCTGCCGGTGACGAGGATGCGGTAGGGCTTCATGGCGACACCTGGATTTCGGCGAGGGGCACGCCCGCGCGCAGCTGCCGGTGCAGCTCCTGGAGCCGCGCCACGGCCCGGGAGCGGGGGTTGCGGCGCTTCAGCGCACGCTGAGCAGCTGCTGAGAGGCCGCACCAGCAGCCGAGGCAGAGGTACTGGCGGGTGTCTCTGACGCCGTTGGGGCACGGTCCGGGGCAGGGGATCTTGGTCATGGTGGGCTCTCTCTGTGCGCGTGGGCGGCTGTAACCGGATGTGCGGCGGTCAGGCGGCGGTGGCCAGCCGGTGTTCGGGCGGAAGGTGGCTGTCGCACCAGAAGCTGAGGGTGGCGTGCAGGTCGTAGAGCTCGACGACCTTCCACACGGCTGTGTCGGTGCAGAGCGGCAGGCGGGCGTGTTCGGGGGTGTGGTTCGTGGTGCAGTCCTGGGGGCCGGGCTCCAGGTACGGGAGGGTCCATCCGTTGGTGCTGTGGAAGACGCGGGTCTCGGGGGCGTCCTGGTCAGCGGTGTTGGTGGTCATGGCGGGTCCTTTCAGGCGGCGGGGTGTGTGGGCCTGTCGGGGTGGCTGCCGGTTTCGGGGTCGCAGGCGAGGCAGGTGGTGTATCCGCGGTCGAGTCGGTAGCCGTGGAGGGGGGTGTGGCAGACGGTGCAGTCGGGTGCGTCTGGGGCGGGCTGTCCGTCCCCCTGTCCCCCCTCTAGGGAGGGGGACTTGGGGACAGGTCCGGCTTCGGCCTGTCCCGTGCTGTCCCCGACCTGTCCGGGACAGGTTTGACCTGGGGTTTCGGCTGCACCTGTCCTGATCTTGGGGACAGGTTGGGCGTTTTGGGTCGGGGACAGGTCTGGGGACAGGTTTCGGGAGCTGTCCTGTCCGGTGTTGTCCGGGTTTGCCGCCCCTTGGGGCTGGCGGGAGGCGGTGTCAACAAGGGGCGTCTGGGAAAACTGCTGGTCAGACCTGTCCGCGACCTGTCCGCGGGCCTTCCGAATCCGGGCAACGTCAGCAAGGAGATCGTTCCGGACGGAGATCTCCAGGCGCGTGCACTCGGAGCGGAGACGGTCCCGTCCGTACGACGACGGGACGCCGGCCGCGTCCAGGCGCGCGGCGATCCACTCGGCGCTTCCAGGGACCTTTGCCGGGTCGACGTGGTCGAGGGACTCCAGCACGACCGAGGTGACCGGCCGGCCGTCGGGCTTCGCCTCGCCGTCCAACGTGACGACCTTCAGCCCGAACTGGACGTCGGGGCCCTCCTCGTCGTCCTTCTGCTTCCCGGTCTTCACCGTGACGACGATGTTGGCCGCCGAGTCGCCCTTCTTCGATACGTGCAGCTCGGACTGGAGGGCGCCCTTGGCGGAGGTGGAGCCGCGGCCGTGCTCGCCGACGTGGCCGGTGTGGTGGACGACGAGGACGCACGAGCCGGTGTTCCGGCGGAGGTCTTCGATGCGGTCGACGACGATGCCGAGTTCCTTGGCGGAGTTCTCCTCGACGCCGACGGACACGCGGGCCTGGGTGTCGATGATGATGAACGCCGGTTCGAGGCGGCGCATGGCCTCGATGAGGGTGTCCCATTCGGGGCCGGTGGTCTGTACCGGGCGGGGGAGGAAGAGGACGTTGTCCATCTTCAGGCCGTAGTGCTTCTCCCAGGCGCGGACGCGCTTGCGGATGCCGCGGGCGCCTTCGGCGACGAGGTAGACGACGGTGCCTTGGCGGACGTAGTGGCCGTGCCAGGGCATGCCGGTGCCGACGTGTCCGGCGAGGTCGATGGTGACGAACGACTTCATGTGTCCGGACGGGCCGATGATCCGGGCGAGGGAGTCGAGGTGAAGGAGGTCGCCGACGAGGGGCTCCAGGGTGGGCATGTTGTCGAGGCTGGAGGCGTCGAGGAGTTCGGCGAGGAGGGCGTCGGCGGGGTCGCCGGATCGGCCGGCGGCGCGTTCCTTCTGCCGCTGGAGGTAGTCGTCGATGAAGGTGACGGCGCGGCCGGGTTCGGCGTCGGGGGCGGTGGCCTGCTGCATGATGCGGCGGCCGAGGTCGGCTTCGGTGCGGAGGTCGGCGTCGCGGCGGACGATGTGGGCGTGGTACTCGGGGTCGAGGGCGTAGTCGCCGAGCTGGTTGATGTAGGTGAGGCCGCCGGCGCGGCGGAGTTCCTGGCGTTTTTCCAGTTCCAGGCGGATGGAGAGGGGGCTGAGGGGTTGGCCGTTGTCGTGGAGGTGGCCGATGACGTCCCAGATGAGTTCGTGCTGCGGGAGCGCGAAGTCCGAGCGGGTGATGACGGCTCGGACAGTGGGGATGTCTCGGGGGTGGTGCATGCAGCCGCCGAGGACGTGGCGTTCGGCGTCGTACCGCTCGGGGCCGCGCGAGTCCGCCTGGTCGTGCGGCATGTGGCGGACGTTGTCCACGGGGCGGTCTCCTCAGAAGAGAGTGGTGGGTTCGGCGGGCGGGCAGCGGTGTTCGGCGACGTGGGGGTGGGGGCAGTCGGGCGGGTGCCAGGGGGTGATGGAGCGGATGCGGGGTGGGCAGTGGGGGCGGGTGATCAGGCAGTAGACGAGCCGGTTCGGTTCGCGTACGGCGGCCTGTTCGGCGGGTGTGAGGGCGGTGAGGTCGACGGTGGCTCTGAGGGCTGCGGTGTGGCCGTCGAGTTGGGTGATGACGGGGGCCCGGCACGCGGGGCAGCGGGGGCCGGTGCTGCCCCGCGGCCGGGCGGCCATCAGGCGGGGGTGCCGTTCATGACCGGGGTGTCGATCTCGGCGCCGATCGCCTTCACGACGTCCGCGAACGCCGTCCTGCGGGTGTCGTCGGGGCGCTCCAGCTTGTAGCCGAGCTTCAGCCCGTCGGGGGTGATGCGGTGGCGGAGCCGGGCGGTGAGCCGGTAGCCCTCGCTGCCCTCGAACGGCACGAGGCCGATGACGAAGGTCTCGGGGACGCTGAGGGTGCCCTTCTGGCCGGCCTTGCTGGTCTGGGTCTCGACGTAGCTGAACTGCCGCTGCCCGGAGGAGAGTCGGGTGGCGGACTGGAAGTCGACCTTGACGGCGGCCTGGAAGGACTGGGCGATCTCCAGCATCTCGGCGGCCGAGGGCTCCAGGAGTTCGGGGAGGTGGTCTTCGAGGAACTCGGCGAAGGCGTCCTGGGAGAGGAGGTGGCCGTCGCAGCGCATCCACTGCTTCCAGGCGTCGGTCTCGCGGAGGGCGAGGTGGAGGCGGTGGCAGCCCCAGCGGGGTGCTTCGGGGTGGTGGGCGTCGAGGACGGCGGTGACGGTGAGTTTCTCGGCGTCGGCGTAGACCTCGCTGCTGGTGTCGTTGTGCTTGTCCCAGTAGGCGAGGAAGGAGGTGGCGTCGCGGACGGTGGTGGTGCCGGCCTTGCGGTCGAGCTGGCCGGTGTGCTCGGGGCCGCTGAGGTCGACCTTGTGGACGCCGGTGGAGGTGTGGAAGGCGTAGACCTTGCCGGGGGTGAGTTCGGCCGGCGGGGCGGCGCGGAGGGCGGTGTCGACGATGGTCTGCGCTTCGCCGTTGGTGGAGGCGAGTTCGGTGTAGGTCACGGTCAGGCGTCCTTGTAGTCGGTGGTGGTCGGGGCGGTGCGGAAGTCGAGCTGGGTCTGTCGGGGGTCTTCGCGGACGGGCTGGCCGTCGTCGTCGAGGAAGTAGAGGGACTTGACCGGGGTGGGTTTGGGGGCCTTGACCGCGGACTCGACGCCGATGGGCATGGGGGCGGAGTCGACGCCGTTGGCGGGCGGGTCGACGACGATGGTGATCGTCATGGAGCCCTTCTTGCCGTGGGCGCGGACGGCGTCGAGGAGCTGGTGGAACTCGGCGGAGAGTTCCTCGTCGGTGCGGCCGTTGAGGTGGCTGCCGAGGAAGGCGGCGACGGGCGCCTGGTGGATCTCGCCGGTGTCGTGGTTGACGGTCATGTGCTGGTGGTGCCTCTCTCGTAGATGTGGCGCGGGTCGGTCAGTCGGTCGGGAAGTGCTTCGCGATCTCGACGGCGACGCCCTCGACGAGCGCGCGGCGCATGTCGTCGGACATGTCGGGGCGGACGGCGAAGTGCAGGCGGAAGTAGGGGCCGTTGTCGGTCTGGGCGCTGAGCTGCTCGGGGAGCGGCTCCAGCCCGTCGGCGCCGAGGTTGATCGCCCACTCGGACACGTCGGCCGCGCTCGTCAGCAGGTCGTCGATGCTGCGCTGGGCGGCGTCGAAGTCCTCGCGGGAGAGGTCGTCCCAGTGCATGCCCTCGGCTCCGTCGGCCTCCTCGGGCGGAAGCAGGCTCTCGATCTCGGAGCCCTCCATCCGCTCGCCGACGCCCATGTAGTCGGGGTCGGTGAGGAGGGTGGCGTACTGCGCGGCGGCTTCGGCGCGGAGGTCGTCATCGGTGTACGGGCGGTCGGTCACGTGCTGGGTTCCTTCCGGTGGTTCACCGAGGCCTGGGCGGCGCGGTAGGTGTTCGGGTTGGAGCGGCGCTTGCCCGACGCGATCGCCTTGTCGTCGAAGACCGCGGAGGCGGCCTGCGGCGACGGCGGCAGCTCGTGGGCGGGGCGGCCGTAGCCGGGCTGGGGTTCGGGGAGTCCGGAGGCGGCCCACGGGGAGTGGGCGTTGCAGCGCCAGCCCGTCACGTAGAAGCGGACGCGCCCGGTGTGCTCGCCGCGGATGCCCTCGCAGGGCTCCGGGAAGCGGGCGCTCACGCCGCGACCTTGCTGGTGCCAGTGCGGCGGAGCCGGTTGTCGTAGTCGGTGTTCGCCTGCTTGCACGGCGCGCAGGTCTCCTCACCTCGGCGGCGATGCCGGTGGTAGCCGGGCAGGGTCCCGCACAGGCCTTCCGCGTCGCGCATGATCGCGTCGGTGAGATGCGCGGGGAGGACGCAGTTGCGGCCGCAGGTGCGGCGGACGATTCCCTCGGGTTCGCGGCCGTGGCCGAGGAGGAACGCGGTGCGGAGCGGACGGTGCTGCTCGGCCTGGAATTTGAACTGGTTCGAGCCGAGCCAGCGGATGTGTCCGTCGTCGGTGGCCTCGGTGCGGCGGTCGAATGCTTCCCGCAGGGTTTTCGGCGGGGGCAGCTTGAGCACCTCCAGCGGCCGGTTGCGGGTGGCGCGGATCTGGCGCCGGCGGACGTCGCGGCGTTCTTTGTAGGTGAGGCCGCCGTAGACGCCGTGGGTGATGTGGTTGGTGAGGGCGAACTGGAGGCAGGCGGCGGTGACGGGGCAGCGGTCGCAGAACGTCTTGGCGAGGTCGGGGCTCTTGAAGAACACCTCGGGGTCTTCGTTGCGGCAGGCTGCGGAGCCACGCCAGTCGTCGGCGCGGGGTGTGGTGAGGCCGTAGGTCGAGGCGAGGGTCATCGGGCCACCGCCTCGAACAGCCCGAGCTGGACGGACTCCACAACCGTCGTGGGCGTCGGCATCGGGACCGCCTGGTGGCAGGCGCACGGGCAGATCTGCCGGCACGGCGTCCCGATGAGCCACACCCACGCCAGGACGTTCCGGCCGTGCATCAGGCGGCGGCCGTGCCGGTCCTCCGGAGTGCGGTGGGCGTACGGCTCGGGGAACTGCGCGGGCCGCAGTCGGCTGTTCTGGATGACGGTCTCGTTGGCCAGGAACTCGCCGGTCTGGCATGCGCGGTGGCGGCCGTGGTGGCAGGCCAGGGTGGGGGGTGCCTGGCAGGCGCACGCGAAGGTGGTTGAGGGGATGTGGTTGTGGTTGCTCAGCCATACCGGCGGCCAGACGTGTTCGCGGACCCAGGCGGCCTGGTCGGGTTTCATCGTGCGGTCACCGCCTCGCGGTTCGGCCACGGCACCGAGTCCAGGGCCCGCCGGTGCGTGTCCGGGACGACGGCCAGGGGCCAGCCGAGCCAGTGCAGGCCCATCGCGAGGAGGATGTAGGCGTCGGCCTCGTCGTGCTTCGCGGTGCCCTCGGTGGTGATGCCGTACGTCTCGGCGACGGCCTGCCGGACGACGGCCTTCAGGGCGTCGCCCTTGAGCCGTTGGCCGGTCTCGGGGTCCTTGGGCTGGGTCGTCCCGACGGCGTACTTGATCCGGTCGTCCGGCCGGACGACGGCGTACGGGATGTTCCGCTTCCACAGGTCGTGGCGGACCATCCACCGCATCGCCGAGAGCGCGTCGGCCCCGTTGTTGTTCTTGGAGAACGCCGGGCCCTCGATGACGACGAAGGCCGCGTTGCGGATGTGGTCGGCGATCCCGGCGAGCTGCTGCTCGAAGCGGCCGTGCTGGCTGGTGCCCTTGGCCTTGACGTAGTCGGTCCAGCCTTCGCCTGCGATGCCGGTGGTACCCATGGCGACGTCGAGGCCGATGACCTTGAGTGGCTGGCTGGTGGGCCGGGGCCCGGCCGCCACGAGGGCGGCCGGAGCCTGCGGGTTGAGGTCGAACAGGGTCGTCACGACGTCTCCTTCTGCCGGAGGCCGTGCAGCTCGCGTGCGGTGCGCTGCTGGAGGGCCTGGAGGCGGGTGTGCTTGGCGCCGCTGACGATCTTCACGAGGCACCCCCGACCGGACGGACCGGCCAACCCCGGTCGACCGTCGCGCCCGGCTTCGAACGGCGCAGGAACGACTCGTAGTTCGCGGCCCACGCCTCGTGCCACTGCACCTGCCAGCCGTGCAGGACCCGCGCCGGGACCTGCAACTTCTCGTGCTGGGCGGCGATCCGCAGGGCGACGTCGAGGGCGGCTTTCGCGTCGGCGTCGGCCGTGTGCGCGTCGCTGAGCTGCACGCCGTAGTGCTTGGCGAGGGACTCCAGGTTGCGGCGGCCGGGGCGGTACTTGTCGGCGGCCCGGTCGAGGACGAGCGGGTCGACAACGGGGGCCACGGTGCCGATGCGGGCGGCGACGGTGGGGACGCCATGTCGGGCGCACTCGGCGTCGAGGAGGCTGAGGTCGAAGGGGGCGTTCATCACGACGAGCGCGCCATCGGAGCACAGCTCGTGGGCGAGCCAGCCGGTGATTTCCTCGACGACTTCCTTCGCCGGGCGGCCGTGGGCGCGGGCGTGCTCGGTGGTGATGCCGTGCACCGACGTGGCGGCCTCGGGGATCTCGACGCCGTCCACGTCGGACAGCCAGCGCGTCACGCGGCCGTTGGGGTGGATGAGCGCGGCGGAGACGATGCGGTCGGTGCCGACGACGGTGCCGGTGGTCTCGCAGTCGTACGAGGCGAGCGGCCCGCGGTGCCAGGGGAGTTCGACGTGCCCGGTGAGGTCGGGTTGGACGGCGGCGTTCACGCTGCACTCCCGTTGTGGATCTCGCGGGCGCTGTCGTAGCCCTCCCAGTTGTCGACGCCGGCGGCCTCCAGCGAGGACAGCCACGCGTCGCGCTCCTCCAGCTCGGCGAGGCGGGCCTGGAGCTTGGCGACGTCGGTGTCGCCCGACTCGATCGCGGCCGGGGCCAGGTCCGGCAGCGCGGCAGCGAGACGCCCCTCCCGCCACGCCTCGGCGATCGCCGCCTTACCGGCGTCCGGGATCGTCATCCGCGTGTGAGCCGCCCGGCCCTGCATCTCGACGCCCGGCACCTCGTGGATCACGCCCGTCTCCGGGTCGGCCCACTCGGCGACTCCGGCCGCCGTGATCTGGTCGAGGATCTTCTTCTGGAACCCGGGCTGCACGGTGGTGACGAGCTGGCGCTTGATCTCGCCGCTGTAGTTCTCGCGCACCCACTCGGTGAACTTGTCGGGGTCGGTGACGGCGGCGGCGGCCTTGGGCTGGACGAGGCTGACGCTGCCGATGTCCGGGCCGCCCTCGTCGAGGGTGAGGCTGATCTTCTGGGTGCCGGTCTCGGCCTTGGCCGTCTTCAACCCGGCCTCCAGCTCCCTCTTGGCGTCCTTCAGCTGGTCGCCGATGGCCGCGTGGAGGGTGGAGAGGATCGCCGCGCTGCGGGCGGTGTCCTTGAGGCTCATTCGTGGTCTCCTTGGGCGGGGCGCCCCTGATTTGGGCAGGGGCGCCCCAGTGGTGCGGGTGGTGTGGTCAGGCGGCGTTGCCGGTCAACAGGCCGGTCATCTGGCGCAGGTTGACGGCCGGGGCCTGGGCGATGGGGATGCCGTAGGAGGCCTCGAACTCCTCGTCGAGGTTGTCCAGGCCGACCGCCTTCGCGGCGGCGCGCAGCTCCTTCTCGGCGGTAGCGGCGTCGGCTTCGGCGGCCTCGGGGCCGGTCTCGACGACCTCGCCCTCCAGCACTTCGCCCGAGCCCTCGGGGTTCGGCTGCTGCTCGGCGGCGGCCTTCTCCTTGCCGATCGCGACGATCTCGTTCAGGACGGGCGGCGGGCACCCGGCGTGCTTGGCCGCCTGCCACACGGCGCGGACCGCGTCCGCGTCGGCCGCCTCGGTGGCCTCGTTGACGAAGTCCCGGCCGCCGCTGATGTCGCCCTCGGTCTCGGCGTACGACTGCTGCGGCGCGGCCGAGGCCCACTGGTCGGCCTCGCCGGGCTTCACGCGGCGAAGGTGCCGTTCCGGGGCCGGGTTGTCGGCCTGCGCCATCTCCTCAGCCGTGTACACCCCGGCCAAGTCGTGCGGGAACGCCTTCCGGAGTGCGAGCGCCTCCGCGCACTTCGCGATCTGACCGGCGGGCATCTTGGCCCACAGGCCCTTCGGGTTGCCGTCGGGGAAAGCCTGCACGTACTCGGAGAACCGGGCCACGGCGGAGAACCGCTGCCCGTTCCGGATCACGGTCGCCTTCGCGGCGGCCGGAGGAACGTCCGCCAGCCACACGTCCCGCCACTTCCCGGACGTGTCGCACCACAGGGTGTCCTCGTAGCCGTACGAGCCGCCCGTCTGCGAGGTCACTCGCTGGGCGATGACGCGGTACCCGTCGATGCCGGTCTGCGGGGTGAAAACGTCCCGCTGTTCCTTCTTGCTGTACCGGCCGATGAGGTAGATCTGCCGGGAGAACGGGTCGAGGCCGGTTCGCTGGCAGAGGTGGAGGAAGCCGGACAGCTCGGCCTTGGTGACCGCGTCGCTGATGCCGGACTGGCGGAGGACGAGGCCTTGCTCCTCGGTCCACTGGGTCTGGTCGGGGCGGATGGCGAGTGCTCCGCCGGTCTTGGCGAGTTCGGCGCTCATGGGCGGCCTTCCTTCCGGGTGCGCTGCCGGGGCAGCGGGTGTGCGGTGAAGTGGGCGCGGGTCGCCTGCATGGCCGGGTGCCGGATCTCCGACGCACCCCGGGCCGGAGTCGCCGGGCGGCGCAGTCGGCGGTGGAGGAGCACGGGGGCGTCGAGCCAGCCGAGGGCGAGGGCCAGGGCGAGGAGCAGGAGGGCGGCGAACACCCAGTCGAGGCCGGTCACTTCGCACCCTCCGGCGGCCACGCCACCGGCAGGCCCAGCGACTCCGCCAGCTGCCGCCGCGACTCCGCGTGGCCCTGCCAGCGGTCGTAGTCGTGGCCGTTGTCCGGGTGGCAGTTCCGGATCGCGGTGATGACTTCGGCGCGTGCGGCGACGAACTCGGCGACGATGGCGTCGCGCTTCTCCAGCTCGGCGATCCGGTCCCGGTCCACGCGCAGCTGCTCAGCCGCGTCGGACAGGGCCTCGTTCGTCGTGTGCCGCTCGGCCTTGAGCGCGGCAATCTCGTCGGTCGCCGCCTTGCGGCCGAGCTGCGACGCGATGACAGCGAACAGCATGTGCTGGAGGGCTTCTTGCGCGTCCCGAGCACGGGCGGCGTAGCGGTCGGCGGCTCCGCCCGTGGAGATCGCACGAGTGCGCGCCATCCGCCACGCGGTGCGGTACCGGTCCCGCTCGACCCGCAGCCGCTCCAGCTCGGCCGCGACCTCCGGGTCCAGCAGCTGGCAGGTGTCCTCCAGCGCCTGAGCCGCCTCCGTCTGCGGATCCGACTCGACGTTGTGCTCCCAGCGGGCCCGGATCGTCTCGGCCGCATGCGCGACCCACGTCGCCGCACTCACGCCGACACCCCCGCCGGAACCAGGGCCAGCGGCTCGGGCCGCAGCAGACCGCACCGCAGCGCACATGACACCACCTCGGCCGACGACTTCACCCCGAACTTCCGGTGCAGCGACCAGCGGTGGCCCTTCACCGTCGACTCGGAGATGAACAGCCGGCGCCCGGTGTCCACGGCGCGCTCGCCGAGGAACAGCCCGCCGAGCACGTCCATCTCCCGTCGGGTGAGCGCCGGGATGACGGGCGGCTCGAAGTCGCGGGCCACGTCGGAGGCGAGGGTCTGCGCCTGCTGGACGGTCAGCGGCAGGTCGTGACGGTCGGCGGCGGCCAGCATCAGCCGGAGGAGCCGGTCTCGGATCTCACTCATGCCGACACCTGCTCACGGTCGCGCGGCTCCGCGGTCTGCTCGGCGGTCAGCCAGATGTCGTGGGCGGTGATCGAGACGGGGACCCCCTCGTGCGTGCCGCCGACCGCCAACCACGACGGGAACAGCTCGACGTCCATGGGGGAGAACCCGAGGGCGGTGCGCCACAGCTCGAAGCAGTTCACCGTGTCCAGCTGAAGGTTCAGCGTCGCCGGGCTGCCGTAGGCCGGGCGGTGGATGACGATGTACGCGCTGGGCAGCTCCGGGTGCAGGTCGATCAGGTCGGCGAGGACCTGGGTGGCACTGCGCTGGCCGGAGATCGGTTCGATAGTCTTGCTGGCCACTGGGGCCTCTCTTTCGTGATTGGTAGGGGCGCCGGAGTCGCGGGGTCGCCAGGCCGGGAAGTCGGGCGGCCCTTCGGCGCGTTCAGGGATGGATCAGGAGGCGTGCGCGAGCTGGTCCTGCTCGGCGTGCCAGGCCTCGACCGCGTTCAGGTCAAAGCGCCGGATCTCCTTCTTCTCGCCGGTCTTCTTCAGCCGCTTCACGGGCATCCCGGCGTCGATCCACTTCGTGACCGTCCACTCGGAGACGTCGTAGTACGTCTCCAGCTGCCCCTGGGTCAGCAGGGGGAGGAGGCCGGCGGGGAGGGGGACGCGGCGGTCACTCTTCCTGGGCATCGAGGGTTGACCTTTCGATATTCGAAGTCGAAGGTGAGGGCATGGCAAAGAGGTCCTGGAGGGGGGCGTTCGTCTCCGTGTGCAGTGCCTCGGCGACGAACCAGGCGGTGGTCCACTCGCAGCTCTTGCGGGCGGTCTTTCCCTGCCCCGCGAGGCGTCCGACGGTCGCCGGTGAGACGCCCTTCCCTGCCGGGTCCACCCTCTTCGTCGCCTCGGCGAGAGCGGGGATGGAAAGTCCGGCGCGGGCCATGGCGGCTCTGATCGGTCTTCCGTCGTCCTTGCGGTGCAGTTTTGGCATGAAGGGACCCCGTGCCGGTTGTGGCTTCGGCGCCCCGGGTGGGGCGTCTTCGACATTTCTATCTTCGAATTCGAAGTTCGTCAACCGGTGGTTCCTGGTGGTTCCGAGTGGTTCCCTGGCGGGGTGCGCCAGATGGCCGACGGTGGCGCAAATCGAATGCACGTTCTAGAGTGCAGGCATATGCCATGCACAACGGCGCGTAACGGGGAGGTCGCGCGCCGCCAAGTTCGCGCCAAGGCTTCTACTTTCGCTTGCAAAAAGTAGAAGGCTGAGGGCACCCTTAGCGCGTGGAGAACACCGAGCGCCCCCACGCCGACGAGACCTTCGCGCAGGCTCTCGCCGCGCTCAAGGACGAGTACGACGTCAAAGAGCCCGCCATCGCGGACGCCATCGGCGTGCACGTCTCCACCGTCAACACCTGGGCGAACGGCAAAGCCGTCCCCCGCAACGCTGCGGTCCTCAAGCTTGGCGCGAGATACCCCAAGTTCCGGACGCGCCTGCTTGCCGCCGTTGGGCGCCGAGTCCCAGCCCCGCAGACCGAGGACGAACGCGAGCACGCCCTGCGGGTCCTCGACCGACTCACCGAGGAACAGCGGCGGTTGTTCATCATCCAGGCCGAGGCCGTCGCGAACAGCAACCAGGCCTGATTGTCCGTCAAGAACTTGGTTGCAACCCTCGCCCTGGTTCGCGGGTCGATGTAAGACGGACGCGCTCACTCCAGGTGCCTGCCCGACCACAAATATGGCTCAGAGTGGTCGCATATTCACACCACAAGCGCTACGGTCGATCAGTCGGCTCCTCCCCCTTTGGCTGGCACTAGTCACACGTGCAACCGGGGGAGGACCCATGTGTATCCGCGTCGAATTCGTTCCGCGGGCCAGACTCACGAAGCCATGGGACGCCGGCCACAACGTCATCAACCTGCCCGCCGAGCTGAACGACCAGTTCGCGCTTCGAGCGCTCCGGTTCCTTCTCGACGAACGCGACATCGAGCAGCCCGACTTGGGTGCACTCTGCTGGTGCGGGGAGCCGATCGAGTTGCTCCCCCGCGTTCCTCACCAGCGAAGGAGTGGACAGGTGATGAGCCATGGCGCGTAGGGCGTCGAACAACCCGCGGCAGATCGCCAGCAAGGCGTGTGGCTGCAAGCGGTGCATGGTGAAGTACCCGCCCGCCGAGTATGGCGAGCGCCGGGGCCGGCGGGACTGCATCGGCTCGTGGCAGGCCCGCTACCGGGACTTGGCCGGGAAGCAGAAGGCGAAGAACTACACGATCGAGGAGGGCGGGAAGAAGGCCGCCGAGGACTTCCTCGACGAGACCCGCACCGCAGTCCGCCGGCGCACCTACCGGGACCCCGAGCGCGGCAAGGTCCTCCTCGGTAAGTGGTGGGAGGAGTTCTGGGAGGTCGAGGGCCGGAAGGGTGCCATCAAGACCCGGAACCGGAAACACAGCCTGTGGACGGCCCACATCGGGCCCAAGTGGTCCGGGTACCGGCTGGTCGACCTGGAGTACATGGCCCTCCAGCGGTGGCTCACGAACGAGGTGAAGGGTCACCGGACCCAGACCCAGGTGAAGCAGCTGCTCGCCGCGCTCCTGGCGGCGGCCATCAAGGACGGCGAGCGGATCACCCTCAACCCCGCCTCGCACCTGGAGGCCACGGCGCCGAAGCGGACGAAGCACCCCGACGACCTGAAGCCCCCGACGGCGGCCCAGTACGCGCTCATCCACGCCGCGCTGCCGGAGTACTACCAGGTCATCCTCCGGGACTTCGCGTACGAGACCGGCATGCGGCCGGGGGAGTACGCAGGCCTGCGGCTCCACTGCGTCGACGAGGACGAGATGGTTGCCCACGTGCGGGAGATTCTCGTCCTCGACAAGGGGCGGTTGTGCCGGCAGGAGGCGCCGAAGACGGAGGCCGGTTTCCGTACGGTGCCGCTGACGCCGACGGCGATGGACGCGATCCGCTTCATGAAGGAGAAGTGGAAGCCGAAGCGTACGAGGTCGGCGGTCGGTGACGGCTACGACCTGCACACCGAGGAGCTGGTGTTCCGCGGGTCGCGAGGGGCGGCGCTGAACGTCAACAACCTCCAGCGGCCCTGGAAGCGCGCGATCACGCAGGCCGGTGTGGCGCGCAAGATCGTGGACCCGGAGACCGGGCGCACGGACTGGTGGCCGCGGCTGTACGAGTACCGGCACGACGTCGCGACGCGCCTGCATCACGCGGGCGTGGCCGAGGTCGACACTCAGGCGGTCCTCGGTCAGAAGCGCGGCGGGAAGGTCACGTGGATCTACACGCACGGCAGCGAGGGTGCCCGTGACCGCGTGCGCAAGGCTCTGACCGGGGAGGGAGGCGAGGGAAGTGGACTCCGGGCCGTTGAGTGACCGGGCGGGCCCAGAATCCGCTAAGAGTCCACACGGACCCCTAGGAACGGCTAGCAACCACTGGGAACCACTCGAAGGTTGGCGCCGGACGCGAGTCGGGACCACTCGGGACCACCAGGAACCACTAGAAACCGCTGGACGGAGGGATCTACTGCCTTACAAGCAGGATGTCGGCGGTTCGAAACCGTCCATGCCCACCGCGGACGACGAAGACCCCGGCCGACCGGCCGGGGTCTTCGTCGTGTTCAGGACTCGCGGGTGTGCTTCAGCCGGGTCCGGGCGTCGACCTTCTCCTCCGTGGCGACCTCCGCCCAGAAGCGGTGGCAGCTCACGAAGACCGCGAGTTCGCGCTCGCGCTCGCGGAGCTTCTCCACCTCGGCCTGTTCGTCGGGAGTCCAGCCCGGGGAGGCGGGACGCTCGATCTTCCGCCAGCCGTTGTCGTCACTGAAACCGTCCAGGGGTTCGACCGACCAGGGCAGCCGCTTCAGCAGTGCCAGGAGCTCGGCCCGGACCTGATGCAGCTCCTCCTGACCGGCGAGGAGGTCGCTGGGGAAGTCATAGGTCTTAGCCACGCGGCAATGCTACGCCTGTTCGATTTTGGGATGCGAGTTCCTTCCGGCACTTCGGGGCGGGCTTCACGCGGACGGGTGACGCGACGAAGCGGAACCTCGAGGACCGGGCTTCGTCCCCAAGTCCGGCCTTGGGTACGGTGCCCGTGTGACCCTCGACGATCTGCGCGTCTTCGTCGCCGTCTGCCGGGCCGGGAGCCTCAGCGCGGTGGCCCGTGACCTGGGCTGCACCCAGTCGGCGGTGAGTCAGCACGTACGGCGGCTGGAGCGCGAGACCGGCGTCGGACTCGTGGAGCGGCAGGCCCGCGGGGTCGTGCCCACCCGGGCCGGACGGGTGCTCCAGGAAGCGGCGGCCGAGGGCATCACCGGCCTCGACCTCGCGCTGCGCCGGCTGGCCGAAATGGTGCGGGGCGACGGCGGTGTCGTACGGATCGCCACCGGCGGCACGACCGTGCGGCACTTCATGGCCCAGGGCATCGTCGACTTCCGGCGCGCGTACCCGGACGTGGGCCTGGAGTTCCAGACCGTGCGGTCCAGCGCCGGGTGCCGGGACGCGCTGGCCGACCCGGCGCGGGACCTCGACCTGTCCTGGCTGACCCTCGGACCCGCCGTGCGCGGCATCGAGCAGCGGGCCGTGGCGGAGCTGCCCTGGGTGCTCGCGGTGCGCGCCGACGACGAACTCGCCGCACGGGAGCGGGTCGAGGGTGCGGACCTGGACGGGATGCGGCTCATCGGACTGCCGGAGAACTCCACCTCCTACGCCCATCTCCACGCCGCCTACCGGGAGTTGGACATCTCCGTCAGCTCCTCCGGTGCCGGGGTCGCCGACTGGGACACCGCGATCCTCCTCGCCGAACTCGGCGTCGGACCCGCCGTGGTCCCCGCGCTCCCGGGCTGGACGGGCCCCGGCCGGCCCGGGCTGCGCTTCGTCCCGGTCCCCGACCTGCCGCCGCTCACCGTCGGATGGGCCGTCCGGCGCTGGGAGGCACTGTCCCCTCCGGCCCGCGCCTTCGCCGACACGGTGGCCCGGCACGCGGTGCGGGTGGGCGGCGGGGTGCGGGGCGTGTAGGAACCCCGGCTCCCGGCGGGACGGACGCGGGGCGGGTGCCGTTCAGTGACCTGCCGCCCAAGATCGGAAGAG